TACAACTGGTAACACTGGGCGAGGAATGTCAATATCTTTACTTTACAATGATGAGTTTGCGTTTGTTCCACCAAATATTGCATCAGAATTTTGGACATCAATCTCACCAACATTAGCAACTGGTGGGCGTGCTATTATTACAAGCACACCAAACAGCGATGAAGATACTTTTGCAACAATTTGGAAAGAAAGCCAATATAAATTTGATGAGTTTGGAAATGAAACAGATACTGGATTAGGTATTAATGGGTTCCATGGCTTTAGATCAGAATGGTATGATCATCCTGATAGAGATGAAGAATGGAAAAAGAAAGAAATGGGAAGAATAGGTGAAGAAGCTTTTAGACGTGAATATGGTTTAGAGTTCTTGGCCTTTGATGAAACATTAGTTAATAGTATTTTGTTATCTGAAATGGTAGGCAAGGAGCCTATCAGTAAATTGGGTGAAGTAAGATGGTATAAAAAACTAGACCCTAATTCATTATATTTGGCATCTTTAGATCCTAGTTTAGGAACTGGTGGTGATTATGCGGCAATACAAATTTTTGAATTACCAAGTTTTACACAGGTAGGTGAGTGGAGACATAACATCACACCAGTTCAACAACAAGTTAAATTATTTAGAGATATTTTAAATTATATCCGTGACGAAATTGGTCAATCAAATGCATCGCAAATATATTGGTCAACTGAAAATAATTCATTAGGTGAAGCTGCATTAATTGTTATTAAGGATTTAGGCGAGGAAACTTTTCCTGGATTATTTGTTTCAGAGCCAGTTAGAAAAGGTCATGTAAGAAAATTTAGAAAAGGTTTTAATACGACATATGGAAATAAGATAGCAGCATGTGCTAAGTTAAAATATTTAATTGAAGAAAAAAAGATGACTATTAATAGTAAATCGTTGATATCTGAACTTAAAACTTATATTGCTAACGGTGTTAGTTTTAAAGCAAAATCTGGCCAAAATGATGATTTGGTGTCTGCTTTATTGCTAATAGTCAGAATGAGTGTTATATTAGCTGAATGGGATCCACGCGTTTTTGAAACATTGAGTTCAAATGACGATGAACCAGAATGGGATGCACCTATGCCAATTTACATAACGACAAGTTATCAGAATTAGGATAAATAAGATATGGACAATAATTTAAATAAAATAGCATTAGACTTATACGGAAAAATTCAAACTAGATTTTCTGATATTAAAATTGGTGATAAACATGGAACAGTTTTAACCAAAAAAGATGATATCCCAGAAGCTAGATTTTTTGAGTTTGAATATTTACGTGATGGAGTCTCTTTAGGAACTATTTCAATAACGTTAGATCAAGATGATGGAATATTGGTGCAGATATGCGGCGATTTAACTACAAACAAAAATAAGGCTGCATTTAGATTTTTAAGATCATTTAGACGATTTGCCAAAAATAGATTGTTAAATTTTGATGTACAACATATAGGTCAAAATAATTTACAGAAACGATATAACTTTGTGTCAACAAGGAAGGAAAAACCCATTATGGAAAATAAAATGTTTGGTACATCAAAAATTAGTTACCAAGATTTAGGAGAAACAAGATTAATCATAAAGCATAGTCAAGCAGTGAACGAAACAGTAGCTGCTGGTCGTTCAATGCATATTGATAAAATTTATATTGAAAATGCAGAAGGTGAACGTTTTCGCTACCCATATAAACATTTACCTGGGGCAAGAGCTTTAGCAGAACATATAAAACACGGTGGTAATCCATATGATTTAATCGGAAAACATATTACTAGTTTGAGCGAAGAATTAAATCAACTACGAAAATTTAAAGGATATGTTTCTCGTCAAGAGCAATTATCAGAAGCAATGGGCGACATCAATGAACAAGTCGGAGATCGTATCAATGACATCAAAAAACATGTTCAAAATTTACAAAGAGAAACGTATTACAAATCTTTTGCAGATTCATACGAAGATACTGAAGAAAAAATGATTCCGGAAGATATTATGAATGATTGGGTTGATCGGTTAACCATTCGTACCTTTAATGAAGATCTAAAATCAGTATTTCCATACATATATAAATTGGTAGGCGAATCCGCTGCACCAGTTAAAGAATTATCAGTTGATGATTTATTAGACGAAGGAAGCCGTCATTCAAAACAAAATTGGTTTCCAACTTTAAATGCTGCATTAGAAGCAGAAGGATTAATTGATTTCTGGCCATTTGGACAAAACATTTCATATGGTGAAACTGCTAGAATTAACTATGAAGATGAAACAGGACATCCACGCGTGATGGTAATATATCGTAATGATACTGGCATGTACGAACGCCCAGTGCATTATGATACAAAATCTCGTCCAAGAAAACGCAAAGTATTAAATCCAGAAAAACAATTTGAGTCATTTGTTGAGGGTTTATTAAACGAGGATAAAGATGAATTATTTAGTAATAATTTAGGTGCTAGAAAACGTGCAATTGATAAACTTAATGATATTCTTTCTCGTGAATTATTAAATGGCCCAGATGGTATAACTGCAATCGCCAGTCTACAAGGAATAATTGATGATCCTGCATTTATAGAATCTCTAAGACATATTAATCCAAATTTAGATGTGCGTGCCATGATTGAAAAATATGTAAACTACCGAGATGAAGACGTGGCAATGCAATTAAATTTTGGTACTGGAGACAGTTCTGCGGTAGGTGATCAATCTTTGTCTGCTCCACCAGCACCAGCCCCAGCACCAGCACCACTAGCTCCACCAGAAGCTGCATTACCGCCAGAGGGCGAATTGCCGCCTCCACCAGAAGGTGAATTACCACCGCCTGCTCCAATAGCAGAAAGCTCAGATAAATTAGCTAAAATAAAAGCAAAATTTATTAAAGTTCGTGAATCTGGCGCTACATTATCTACACAATTTGCTGAAGGTATGACACTACAAGATGCCATTAGAGAATGTGGTCTGAACCCAATGGAATGTGGATTTTCTGAAGACGATAATGAGTCAAATGGAATACAAGAAGTTAGAGATTCTATAGAAGGATTCTGGAACGAAGATGGTGAGAATGGCAATGGTAATTATACTATAGGCGGAACTGCTGTAAAAGAAAAAATTAAAAAGAAGTTTCGTGGTGGTGAATATAAACATGCTACTATTGAAGACGTTAAACAAGTATTAGCTGAAATTGAAGAAGATGATCCAAGCTCGGATGTACATTCTCAAGAACATGATGACGTTATGCATTTAGCTGGTATTAAAAAACATGATGGTGATTCAAGACTTGATAAAATGACAATCATGGTTCGTGAATTACAAGTTAATGAATCTGATGATTTGGCTCAGATTAGAAAATATGCAGGATTATAAGGAATTATTATGAAAAAATATACAGAACAACAATTATCAGAATCTATAAGCTCACTTAGAGAATACATGACAATGCTCGAAGGTGGACAATTAGCTCAACAATATCCAGCGTCGTATGGAGCACAAGTTGGACAACAATGGGATAAATTAAAAAATTGGTGGAATTCTCCGAGCGCAATAGATAAGAGAACATATCCATCAAAACCAGCAAAACCATACACAATGAGTGCAGCTGATGCTGGTGAACAAGATCCAACTAAACCACAAGGTGCTGGTCAACCAACACCGCCAAAACCAGTGGTAGCTAAACCAGTTGCAAAACCAGATCCAGCAGTTCAAAAAATTCAACAAGATTTAATTGCAAAAGGATATCCATTAAAAGCTGACGGGATTATGGGTCCAAAAACTCAAAAAGCAGTAGAGTATGATAAAATAAATCAAGGTAGGCCATTGGCGCCAGCACAAGGTTCTGGTGTACCACAAGCACAACCAACACCATCTAATTTAGCACCTGCTGCATCAGCAGCAATTACTCCTAACATTCAAACACCAGTAGCTGAAACTAGAGTTTATGAAAATTCAGCTGCTGAATTAAAGTCATATATGGAAATATTATCAGAAGGTATGGTAGGTTCAGCATTGGGTGCCGCTAGTAAATACGCAAAAGCTGCATCAGCTGGATTAAAAGGTACTAAATTTACCCCACAAACAGTCGATCCTGTAACTAAAAGATTTAGTGCAATTTCACAAGGTGAAAAAAATGCACATGCGATTGGTAGAGGTATTCATGATAACCCAGAGGCTGTTAAGATGGCAAGCAAGGTTGTAGGCGGTGTTGCAGGTGCAGCAGCTGGTGTTGCAACTGTAAATTCACTATTATCAGGTTCTGAATGGGAAAATGGTTCAACAATCGGGGATGATTGGGGTACACACGCACCTAAAAATCCAAGTCAGCTTAATCCAAAAGTTAAAGAAGCACAACAAATTCTTATTAAATTTGGTTACTTGCCTGCTGGTGCTGATGATGGAATTATGGGGCCTGCGACAAAAAAAGCACAACAAGAGTTTAAAACTGCATATGAATCTGGCCCACAACCAGTAAATCCTACTACTGCACCAACAATGGAACATGTTTCATATGGTGAAGCTGATAGTTTAGCAAGAATAATTCATCTAGCTGGAAGATAACAAATAAATAAAATAGTTCTTGCAATTATAAACATAATATAGTATAATGTATTATGTGAATGATTGCAAGATCAAGGCATGATTTACAAGAAGTAAACGCTGGCCGCAGAGCGTAATCTGCTGAATAGGGTATATTACAATAATTTATTACAATAAGGAAAAAACTATGGCAACACTTCAAGAAATTAGAGAAAAATTAAAACAAGCTGAACAACGAGGTTCAGATTCAAACAAATCCAATAATGGTGATAATACAAGTTATCCATTCTGGAATCTTAAAGAAGGTGGAGAATCTGTTATTAGATTCTTACCAGACGGCAATGATAAAAATACATTCTTCTGGGTAGAACGTGCAATGATTAAATTGCCTTTTGCTGGAATCAAAGGTGAAATTGATACTAAAGAAGTAGTTGTTCAAGTACCTTGCATGGAAATGTACGAAGATGGTTCAGTATGTCCGATTTTATCTGAGGTAAGACCTTGGTTTAAAGATCCAAGTTTAGAGTCAATGGCTAGAAAATATTGGAAAAAACGCAGTTTTATTTTTCAAGGTATTGTAGTAGAAGATGGTTTAGGTGAAAAAGATGCACCAGTAAATCCTATTCGTAGATTCTTAATTGGACCACAAATATTCACACTCATTAAAGCATCATTGGTTGATCCTGAATTGCTTGAATCACCAACAGATTATGTTCATGGGTTAGATTTCCGTCTAAAAAGCGGTAAAAAAGGAGAGTACGCAGATTATTCAACTTCAAGTTGGAGTCGCCGTGAAAGACCACTTAATGCAGCAGAATCTGATGCAATTGCTACTTATGGATTACAAAATTTATCATCATTCTTACCTAAAAAACCTTCAGATGTAGAACTTAAAGTTATTTCAGAAATGTTTGAAGCATCAATAAATGGCGAACCTTATGATGAGCAACGTTGGGGACAGTACTATAAACCGGCTGGGTTTAAACCTATTAACTCTACATCTTCAACAAATACATCTTCAGATGATGTGGTACCGTTTGAGACATCTACTCAAACTAATAATGCTCAACCTGTAATTCAAGAAGCGTATGTTGCGCCAGTAGCCGCGCCAGCACCGACTGAAGCACTTGTAGCAG